TCAAACAAAGAGGAGTACAGGGCATTTGACTCCTCGACTGGCGCCTCTTGCGCGGGTTGCTCTTCTACTTGTTCTTCAACTTGTTCTTCGCTCATACTTGTACTTCTTGCTCGGGTGATAATTGTGGTTGTTGCTCAGGTTCCATTGAAGGGGCACCTGGTGATGGTTCAGGACTTGCCCCGGGTGGGACTCCGCCTGCTGCTTGTTGTGCGACTTGCATTAATTGCTGTACTGCTTGTAGCACTTGGGGCCACTGCTCTTTGAGTTGCTCCATAAATTGGTGAGTCTCGATACCCATATCCTCGTCTTCTGCATCTGCCTCATCTGTTTCTAACTTCAAGTCATGAGCTCCCGACATTCGGAATACTTCATTTGCTAAGGTGAACAATCTTTCCTTGCCCAACGCTTGAGCTATTGGTTCAGTCTGCATAATTCCCTGCAGTAATTGACTTAGCACTTGTGCAGACTGGGTATCCCTTGATCGCTCAGCACCATCACGCGAAGAAAATAGATACTCGTGTACTAGCGTACTAGGCTCTCCGATAATATTTCGCCTCAAAGCTTTCTGTGGGTCTCGGTCATCCTCTGGCTCAAACCCAGCCTCCTGAATTGCCTTAACACTATACCTATTCTTAGCCGGTATCATGAACTTCTCAGTTGAGCATGAGACTAGGTGTTCGTAGATAACTTTTTTCGCAGCAGCGCGCATGTCATCAATTCCTTCCGATATAAAGCTATAGATAGCATTCGTTGAGTTTGTTATCTCAGCTACTTCTGTGGCACTAATCTCCCGAGGAGCGGGCTGTCCCAACTCTTGTGGAGATAGGATCAGCAACCGCTCGACGAGATTAAGCAATTGGAGGACTGCTTGGATTGACTGGTTTATGCCAGCCGAAAGTTCTTTTTGGGCATCTACTACAGTTATAAAGTCTTTGTTATTTATGCCTAAATCTGCAGCTTTTTGCCCTGAGTAAAACAATGCCTTGGGTTTTGCGTAAAAAGTGTCTTCGGATAACCCATCCTTAATATACTCTTTTACATCATCATCTAGTGCATCTTGATCAATGCAGAATATTTTCATCATTCCAATCTTCATATCGTGAAGCATTTTGGACATGATATTATTTAACTGATCCTGAAATGGCATGATTTCATGAGCTACTGAGATATTAGCCATGCGGTCATCGTTTTCATTTATGCCACCATAAATAGCAGGCAAAGAAGGTAAGTACTCAGCATAAATTACCGTATCATCACTTGCTACAGTAAGTTTCAACCATACATCATGCGGGTAATCACCCAACCCATCCCGATGGGGATTCACTCTCATGTACATCTGGGATACAAACATTCCTTTATCTTCATCCTCCGATGAGTAAATGCCAACCTGAGCTGTACGCTCATTTTTAAACGGATATGGATCTTGTAGTTTAGGAAAACTTACATTACCTGCGTCAAAATAATATCCAAAGAAGTCTGCATTTGCATTGTAAAGCGAACTAAGACTATTCGTATAGCTTACATCATCAGTATTCCATGTGCTTGGATTATTACTTATATCTCCAAATCTAATAATATCCCAATACCCTATCCACGCTGGACCATCATCCGTATTAAGGTCATGCAATGGTCTCGACTGATCCCTCATAACCCTTGTTGGGTGAGGAGTCCTGAATTTAACTCCTGACTTCACTACTTTTGATTTAAGTGAGTCCTCTCCGGATATTTGATCCTTTTCTTCAGTCCATTGCACAGTTTCATTCCATGACGAGTCAACAAAGGCAACGCTATGCCCATACATAAACATTTGCCTTATTATCTGCTCCCATAGATGCCTGTATCCAAATTGATCCGTCATGACCTCAACTCGCTGAGACAAAACATCAGCCCGAACTTTATCCGATACTGATGTACTTCTAGGCTCATACTTAAAGTATGGGAACAGGTTGGAAAATCTACTTACCTGTGCAGCCACACGACGAGTTACATATGAACGAATGAGATTAACCTGAACCTCATAAAGCCTTAATGTGTTTATTGCTTTAAGCTCTCCTTCGTCACCGTACTCACAAAATTTATCTGCGAGATCCATGTCGGAAAGCTTACCTTCACACTGCTCTATGTCGATCTTGCCCTGTGCATACTGTAGTAACGGTATGGTGCTCTTGTTAATAGGGAGTGAGTCCCAGGCTATATCTACCGATTGAAATAACTTAGCATCTCGAGCATTGAATGATATACCTTCGTGTATCCTGCTCTGAACCAAGTCTTCAAATTTTTCACGTACTTCATGGTCTTTTCCTTCTGTTGCTGTAAAAATCTCACGAAGCCTAGCTTGCGTGCATCCATGTTTTTCTAAAATGTCTAAACTAATCATGAGAAATTAAAAATGTTTTCAACTACATCTTTCGTGTAGTTTCTTAAGTATGTTGATTCCAGGAGTGTTAATAATAGACATGTCGTCATATTCAGCCTCTTTCCCTCATTTACCCGCTCCACCTTTGAACCTACAAGGGTCTCCAGTTCGAAACGTGTTATATTCAAAAAACGACATAAACGATCTACCCTTTTCTTGTCCCACCTTGATCTTATATTAAGCTTTGCGTACCTTGCTGAAATTAAGAGTGATGCAGATGTATGATCACTCTTCGGTTTCTTCGGTATCTTCTTCGTCTTCTTCGTCTGAGTCATTTGATTCGCTTGAAACCGATATTATGCTTTCAAGTGGGGCTGAGAGCCTTGATTCGGACAATTGAGACACGCGGAACTCAGCCGTTACTTTAATTATGTCACCCGGTTCAACCCCCTCAAAATCCTCCATGAGGTCAGGATTGTTCTTCATATCTACATTTAGAATACTTTCCATGTATGTAACTTAGGATTTATTGTAACTAAAATCAAGTCCCTAATTCAACTATCTGAGAACCAGATGTTCTACCCACATCAACATACTGCGTAGACTCATAATATATAATAGGATAACTTAGTGCATCGAACGAGTGAATGTAGATACTTCGCTTTGGCTTGAACGCAATATTTGGCTCGTAGTTCTTTCCTGGCTTCTCCGATACAAGATTCCTAAACATCTTTGCACAATTAACGCAAGGTACGGACATCATAAACTCCTCATTACTTAGTTTCGCTATCACCAACCTAACTCTTGCCTCTACTGAACCACTAAATTTGGGAGCTGCCTTCATTTTGATTGGATCAAGCTTAAAGGTTTCACTCTTAGTCCTGGATATTTCTTCTATGTCCTTAACATCATACGAGCCCGTCTTCGCCCGATACTGATTAAATGCAGAGTTATCTGAGATATGGATAAATTTAAACTTATGATCCATCCTTCTGTTCCAATATGCCATCTTGCGCATAACCATTGGAATAAGTGTTGTGTAAGGTAGTTTTTTATTAATCACAACAAACTCATCAAATACCACCCATATTGTCTTATCTGCACCAGGTAATGCTTGCATGAAGATTACCGCATTATTAACAGAACCCGGATCCCATCCGCATATTATCGGATATTTCGTGGATGGTAGTATTCCGCTTTTAGCGTCTCCCCTTAAATGTAGTGACTTATTAAAGTAAGGACCGAATATTGCGTCTCCCGCAGGGCGATCGATCCACTCTCCTCTAACCATCCTAGCTTCCTCAACGGGGTCAGATTTAACCGCCTCAAGAATACGATCATAATACCCAAGTGGTAGGTTTTTAACATTCTCACTAATAGGAACATGGTAGATAGAGTAATCGTCATTCCAGTTACCATCTTCATCATAAGGTTCCTCAAAGAATCTTTTATATACCCAATGGCTCGGTCCATCTGGGTTGCACGCCGCCAAGTATTGTTGCGGGCCGTGGATACCCTGTCGCCTACCGAGCTGCTGAACAACAGCATTAAAATAATCTGACGTATCGAGATTGGTAAGCTCGTCCACAAACACTAGGCTTGGCTCAAAACCTTTAACTCGGTCTTTAATAAATGACCCATAAGGAACAGAAATAAGAACTACCCTTGAGTGACCACCAAACCGATTTTCTATATCTATGTATAAATTCTTTTGGGTATCTTGCCTTTCATCTGTATGGTTTAATCCGATCCCATCTTTCCACTCAGGTAATATCTCAACTTGTAGTTTATGCCATACGCCACCAAGAGTAGCCTGTGATCGTACGCCAACTATAATTAAGGCGAGTGCATTAAAGTTTTCATAACAGTGACGAACGAGTTTATGGCCACCGAGTGAAAAAGTCTTTCCGGAACCCCGTTCTCCATAAGCGAGGATATAATTTGAAGGATCATCAAATATAAGTTGCTGAGTAGGACTGAGCGAAGGAGACCAGGGAATAGCTTCCTGCTTCTCACTTTTCTCATCCTCGATGACTTTAGAAAAGCGATCAGCTAGTACCTTGTTCTTCAGCTTCCTTGTCGACATCTTTTAATTCCTTTAATGGTCTAAACCCTGGTTTCTTTTTAGTCTCAGACTTTTCATTCTGATCATACAACCTAAGCTGAAATTCTAATCCCTTTAATAATCTGTCATGAAATTTACCTTGTTGCTCGCAAGCTTGGATAAATAGCCTTGTCTTTAAGGCCTTCTCCTCCAAGTCCATAGTCTCATCCTGAAGCTCCTCTTTTAGTTGCTCAGCAACCTCAAATAAAGAAACATTCTGCCTTATGTTAAGCTTTTGGGTAACCCTTAGGGCTTCAGACATAAGCATACCAACGGAATCGTCAAAGTGCTTAAATACCTCTAGCTTCTTAGCGCTTTCAGGAGATGAGAACATAGAGTTTATATCATTCTCAAATGCATCCCTCCCGTTCTTTTTCAGATTCTTAAGCATCCGCTCATTGCGTTGCTCTGGAAGTTCTTTCCTTGCTAGTACATCAATCTCATCGGGGATGTCACTAGATGTTCCATTATCAACCCAAATCGCCCTAAGGTGCGGGTCACCAAGAACACGATCACGCACATAAAGCTTTCGTACTTTTAAATGATCAGCTGTTTTGGCGTAGTCACCATCATACTTCTTTAAGACTTCACCCAAAAGCTTGGTGTCTACCTTATGAGCTTTTGGCATTTTCTAAAACTTTAATTAAGGGTAAGAACACTTCCCTCCAATGAGGCGATTGGCGTAAGTAACTAAACTTAGCACCCTTTCTTGAGTAAGCACGCATGCGATTCCTGTCCTGCCAATCAAATGGATCGAAATTACACCCGTAGCAAAATCGCATTATCTCGCCAATAGGAATGGGATCCCATGACTTAGTTCTACTTATCTCCTGAATCCTAGCCATAGGAAACTCAGCCTTAATGGCAATTTCTTGATCAGATAAAGCTCTAATGTGCTTTATGCCAATCTTCTCGCGAGCAAGTAACCTTATTAGTGGAGGTGGGTATTCATTCAGAATCCCCCACGGGGTTCGCTTTTTTCCATTTTTTAACTGCATCATAAGCTCCTTGTAGTTTATTCCATCCATTATCCTTAGAGCCCATTAGTACTCTGCTTCCGCATCCGGGTCTAATGCCGACGATAAACCATTCATCCAAGAACTCTTCTACATTTGGCCGTATAGTCTCATACAGTTCAAATGTCTCCGATTGTAATTTATTATTATCCTCCATACCAAAAGCAAAAAACAAAAAACGAATTAGGTCAAGTGAAACACGAATTTAAGTGTAACTTTGACACTATGACGAATTGACAAATTGACAGATTAAAAAATCAGTTTGTAGTGCAGTTACACTACATCCTCGCGCGCGCGCGTGTAGATAATATAGATATATCTATAGATATATCGTCTTCGACTACATTTTGATATTAAAGAACTCATCAGACTCTTCTTTACCCACTCTGTTATTTTTATAATTAGAAAGAAATACTTCACTGCTCATATGCCCCATCGTATCGAGAGCCCACGCAAAGTCTCGCCAATACCCATAACTCCCAAATGAATGCCTTGCACCATTTGCAGGATAATTAAAACCTTTCACCCCTCCCCCGCCACGCCTTCCATTATTCTCCCAACCAAATGCTCTTTTGGCAGCTAATGCTCTTGCCTGACTAAGTGCATTGTAGGTAACGGGATTTACCATCCCTTTTCCATTTTTTGGAAGCCAACTCCATAAGTTCTCGGGTGGTATGATCCATCGCTCCCTCCCGGTCTTAGTTCGTTCTGCCATTAAGCCTATACGCTTGCCCCATTGAATATCGGAATATCTGAGCATTTCCATTTCAATCTCAGCACGGATACCTGTGAAAAACATAACCGCAAGTGCGGGCCGGTACTTCTCATGAATAGCACCGAGTATCCCCTTTGTCTCATCGATCGAGCAAATACCTGGCAACTTAGCAAATTCCTTCTTTGTAGCTTCGATCTGAAGTCCCTTGTTAACGGTAGAATACCACTGCTCCTTAATTTGCCCGTAACCTTTGGATCCGCACCATGCCATAAAAATCTTAACTGCACCACCATACCCGAGCTTTGTTTTGTGCGACCAGTTCCCGGAGTTCACATACTCAATGTAATCCTCCGATGTCACCTCACTAACCAATCGATCCTGACCGAACCATTTGATGAACTTCATGACTCGATCCGAAGTAGTAGCTTTCCCCTTCTGTCTTGGCTTGTGGTCATTATCATTTCTTTTCCCGTAAGCTAAAATGTATTGATCGAATGCAAGCGATAGAATTGTCTTATCACCCGCCGGTTCTTTTTTGGACTTGCCCGCTATCCACTCATGCTCATCAAACATCTTAGCCTCGGCATAACTATCGAAAAACTTCCTGTATCGCTTGCCCGATTTGCGGATATTTATAACCCAGCGATCCTTACCTCTTACATTTACTTTAGTTGGTTTTGCCATTTGTTGCCCTTGTTGCCCATTCTGTTGCCCATAAAACACCCATATCGTGGTATATTTAGGTATAGAGTGGTAAAATATAAGTCTACCAAAAAAAAGACCCTCCCGAAGGAAGGTCTTTATTTTAGCGGGATTCCCGCTATATATGAATGGCACACCCGGAGGGAGTCGAACCCCCAACCTCCTGGTCCGTAGCCGGGGCATGATCCTCTTATTTACTAGCTTTCGGGATGGTGTTGCCAATTTGTTGCCAGTCATTAGCTTTGTTATCCCAAAACCAACCGAGGGATAACAACTTATTCCCCCTTTTTGCATTAGAGCTTTGGAGTTGAGCTATTTTTTTTGAGAATCGGTGCTCGGTAGTATCCATGTGTAATGCGATCTGTTCCTTATTATTTGCTAGCCAAAAACCAATGTAGCCCATACCACCAACCGCAAGTATCGCTAGAAATGTAGCGGCAAATGCAAGCACTTTGATAATTGATGTCATACTATCGGTCTTAAGTGTTAGATCGTGAACATCATTTAATTTTTTCCCATCCACCCAAACTTCTTTTACTGGTTCATCAAACTGAGTTTCCCATTCTTTTGCTTCGTGGAGGATTGTTACTGTAGATTCTTGAGATTCCATATTATTTTTTGCTTAACTGCCAGGCAAATTTGTCAATTTGCATGGCTTTAGTTTCTGGCACCTTATTGCCAGTGTTTGTTATTAGCTGGGTGTATTGTTCTATCGAGTCGCCTACATAGGCGCCTATAGTCTTTTTTGTCACAAGAAGGGATTCTTGCATTAGCTCGTATATTTCATGCGGTATGCGTGTGTTAATCGCGATGTAGTCTTTTTTTGATGTCTTTTTCATTAGTGAGTCACTTTGATATTATTAATAATGAATTACCTTCAAGTGATATAAAATGATAAGAATGTCAATAATAAAGCATAAAAAGTTTTATAAATGAAATACTTTTCATTTTATTTCTTATTATTTTTAAATATTTAAAGATTTTTCTTTTC